GTTGCTGCTAAAATTTGAACATACTACTTCTTACCACCGAGTCTTCCGCACATTTATTTTGGGACCGCGCTTTCGCCCCGAGTTGGGGTCGTATGAGTCGTCCTCATCGTCAGAATGAAGATCCTTCGATATTTCCCAGAACTCTTTCGAACCGAGTTTGAAGTCTCCGTGTGGTTGTGCCTTATACCAAAAAATCTGGTCCTGTAGGTTATTAGACTTGGCATTGTTGTTCACGACCAAACATTCAAAGTTTTCGGTGCATTGGTCCATTACCTGTGAGAAACTCTCATATGTGGGAAACATTCCGGCATAGTTTTCCCAAATCCTTTTCCTATTGGAAATGTAGGGTTCGCGCAGTATAAACACATAGTCGATATTTGTCCGCAAATTGGGAGGTATACCTAATGGATACTGCATAGTGATGATAAGCATAATTTTCCAGTGCCTGCCGTTCATGAAAAGCAACCGCATCATCTTGTCCTTGGTCCACGAGTTGTCGAATAAGCAATCATCTAGAATGCAAAAAGCGCGCGGGTCAATAGTTGACTTCTTGTAATGTTCGATCTCCTTTTTCACCTGCTTCAAGACGGTTTTCTGACGCTTCAATATATTCTCAATAATGGCGGTGTTGTACTCATCGTGAATGAATAATTTAGGGACGTGACTTCCATAAAATCCATTTCCTGCTTCAGTACCCGATATCACTGTTCCGATGGGGATATCTTGGTGATGATATAGAAGGTCTCGCACGAGATAACTTTTTCCTGTGTCTCGACGTCCGATGAGGACCACCACGGGACCCTTATTTTCGTCGGGTCTGAAGCTTATATGCGACATATCAAACTTCTTTAATTCTAAGGTCATGTAAAAAGAGAGCAGAAATAATTCGAACACTTTATCCGCATATGTATGTGAATGAGTTAGATTTTTAGGGAAATTATATCATCCACAACTATGGACTTTTCTTATCAGAAAAATGACAATAATACTCTCTTTGAGAGTTTTGAAAATACTGAACTTTTAAATATGAAATGTCCACAGAATTATATACCTGTTTATCAAAGATTTTTTACTCTAAATGAAACCAATTTTAAAAACATTAATTTGAATCACAAACTAAAGCTGAAAAAAATTCTTAAAAAGAGCACAGAAAATAAGTATTTGGTCGAACTTGAAAACCGTGACAGCGCAGATGACTTTGTGTGCGAAAAAAACGTATTTTTCAAATTAATTCCTTTATTGGATCCAATTAAATACATGTGTTCGAAGTATGATTTGTCTGATAATAATATTTTGAAACTACCATCTTTTATGGAAAAGGAACAATGCGCCGCAAAGGTTCGCGATACAAACAACGCTGCGTATGTCGATAGTTTTTTCACATATCTCACAAGCACCATGCTCGAAGAGTCGGGATTCGTGCACGGCATCGATTTTTACGGTTCGTATCTAGGGATTAAAAATGACTTTTTATTCAATATTGGCGACGACATTGATTACTTACAAGACTGCAAACCATTTCACGAAAATCGCGGAAATTTGTATGTATTTGATGATAATTTTCAATACGACTTGATGAATCGTGATACGCGAGATTATAAGGAGCCAATCAAAGTGTTGTCCGCAAAAGACGACGAAAATATTCTCGAGTTATCGGATATCTGTGAACTCGATCTTTCTCAATTCGATGGCATATTTGCACCGGGAACGGGAATGGGAAAGGTATCTACGGACAGTTCTTCGGGGGATAATTCCGCCCACGTGTCTGGTGATATTTCTGCGGCGTTGCTCTACGATTCGCCTCACCAAGAAACGAAGAAGGCGACGACCGCGCCGAGTGCAAACACAACCAAGTCATCCAACGCCTCCTCGGAATCGTCGAGATGTTCATCGCGTTCGTCGAACACGCTGGGGTCGGAAACAGGTTCCATTCAAAGCGAAAGCACGCTCGACGGTTTGTCGCTGTCTACTGCCTCGGAAGACGAAGCATTCGTGAAAATTCATTCTTTTCCAATTCAAGTGGTTGCGCTTGAGCGATGCGAACAAACCCTCGACTCTTTCATGTCTAGCACAGATGTGACCGATGAAGAGTTTGGTTCGATTGTGACGCAAATCCTCATGATGCTAATCACATATCAAAAAGTGTTTGGACTCACGCACAACGATTTACATACGAACAACATTATGTATGTGAAGACGGACAAACAATACCTCTTCTACAAGCACGACGGCAGGCATTACAAGGTGCCTACATTTGGTAAAATATACAAAATAATTGACTATGGGCGGGCAATCTATAAGTTCCGCGGGAATCTATTGTGTAGCGATTCATACCATTCGAAGGGCGATGCCGCAACTCAATATAATTTCGAACCATACATCGATACAAATAAGCGACGGGTTGAACCCAATTTTAGTTTTGATTTGTGTAGATTGGGTTGCGCACTTTATGACATGTTGTTGGATGATGAAACTGAAATGAAATCAACCATTGTTGAGATAATGACCGGTTGGTGTCTTGACGACAAGGGACGCAACATACTCTACAAGAACAATGGTGAAGAGAGATATCCTGATTTCAAATTATACAAGATGATTGCTAGAACGGTTCACAATCACGTTCCTGCGAAAGTAATCCAAAATGAGTATTTCAACAGATACCATATTTCCAAAAAGAAAATAAACAAGCAAAAAATAATGAATATTGACGCGCTTATCAGCCACCTGTAATTGGTTGGTTACTCTTTTTACTTAATTTGTCAAATAGTGTTTCGACAAATTAACTCAGATCATTTTTTATACAATTCTTTCACCAAAGTGAATGTTATAATACATCCTATCGCAATATCAATGTATAATATTGCTTGGGGGATTGCTTGCCATTTGCTCAAATACTTTGTCTCGTCCAAGTTTGCCTTCATCGATTTCAGATCATCAATCAAGTATTTGCATAGCGAAATCGCACAAAATAATATGGACAAACTCAATAGAAGAAACAAAACATTATATGCCTTGTTTTTCTCTCTGTAAAATCTGCTTGAAGCCAACAGCGCAAACGATATAGATGTGTAAAGACCAACGTTTCTAAGGGACGTTTGATAAAACATTAATATTTCCCGTTCTGTTTCCATATATACCTATACAAATACAAAGACAAATAATATTTGCTGATTCTAAAATTCTGGGGCACCCACAAAGACACCGGCACCACTTTGTTTCCCGATGTCGGATGCGTCTGCTTGTTCAATCCCAAATAAAGCCAAAACCGAACTGATGTAGACAACAAGTGTATCGCGCGTAATTTCCTTTACCGGTTTTGCCTCCTTCAATACAAATCTCATCTCAAGAAATTTCACGATAACAAATACAAACGCAATAAGTCCTGCGATACTAAAGTGATTCTTCATTAAAATATCGTGTTACAAAACTGTCAACCATTCAACGCATTATTACAAAAACTCTATATCATCTAAAACAATGGGCGGTCTGGACGACGGCGCGTTCATATCATTAATATCCAGCGTATCGATATTTACATTGCCGCCAATTGTAATTCTCTCCTCGTAATCATCGTCCTCGTCATCATCGGCCTCCTCATCGCGCCTTTTTTGTGCCCCATCTAATGCGATTTGCTCCAACCGTTCAATTGTCTTTGGTGCGGATACCAGTGTCTCGTTTCCTAAAGTATCCTGCGCTTTATCAGTATTCGAAAATGAGATGTTTTCTGTTTGCGAGGGAATGGATTGCATTGTCTCTAATACGGTATCATTCATAATCATATTCACATCCGACATAGGTGCTACTCCCAGTGGTGCTCCTAGTGCTGGTGCTCCTGTTACGGGTTCACTTGCGATTGGCAACGACTTCTCATTCACCGCCTCTTTCTGCACCGCCTCTTCTTGCACCGCCTCTTTCTGCACCGCCTCTTCTTGCACCTCTTCTTCGATGATTTCCTCCTTGACATCGACCTCCTCTTCTTCGGTCTCGTCCATGTATGCTCTGAGGATGCTTTCTACAGGCATCGTCTCGCGAATTGTGTTGAGGATACTCTCTTGCGCAAACAGTTCGAGTTGCCGGTTGTTTTTTTGAAGGTCAAGTGGGGCCAACTCGGCTTCAAATAGGTAGACATTTGTGTATAGCTTTCTTGCGACATTGATGTACGCCTTGTGAATGAAAACATCGGCAGATGGAATATCAATATCAATCTTCTTTTGCTTCTGTCCAACGCGGACGCATGTGAGAGCCTTCAATTGTATAACGTGGACGCATGTAATCAGCTCTTCCAGATAACCACACTTGGTAAACGTTTCAATCCTCGCACGCTCTTCGCCGATAATAGAATCATTCCACTTGGGTATGCGGGAGAGAAATGTCTGGAACGTCATCAGATACTTGTCATGTTCATCGTTCTCTTCGCATAGCTCTAAAGCCTCTTTGAAAATAGACTTGAGTCCATCAATTACTGCGGGCGTAAGGATGTTTACTAAACGAGCACACCACTCGTTTTTTGATTCACCCAAACTAGACATCGAATAATCATCCATTTACATAAATGAAATATTTTCTAAATCAGTTTCAGAACGAAAAACAATGAAATTGAGCATGAACAACAGAAGAAGTTTTTCGCTTCTAAATTCACGCTTAACTTTATGAAATGTCAATAATAGATGGTATTTTCTCTCCTGTTCCATATTCGAATTCTCCAAATAATACATAATATCTAATCCGGTGTACCCTTTTTCATACAACAAGATGGATGATTGAACCAATTCGGTATAATCGTTGATATTTAATCCATTCATAAACTTTTTCAACCAGTTCTTTCGATTTGTGGCACACTTGTGCGGTTGGAAACTTTTTTGTGTAACATAATTGTGTAAATTAAAGGATTTATCGTTCATCAGAGGAAGTGGCACATAAATCTCGCAGAACCGCGAGAGGATAGGTCTTAGCAACTTATAACGATTTTCAACAATGATGAAGAATCTGGTCGTATGGCTGAATAATTCGATGCATCGTCGCAGGGCAGATTGGGCGTCGATGGTGAGTTTATCGGCATTGGACAAAATGATTGTTTTGAAATGCCCCCGCCCTTTCAAATTTATATGCGTCTTTGCGAAAAACTTGAGCTCTTCCCTTACGAATTTTATACCTTTTCCGTGCGCACAATTCACGTTCATCACATATGCCTTCGTCATTTCCTTATCGTTGTCATATATCTTCTCAACAAAGTCGTTTACCAGAGTTCGCTTACCACCGCCGTGTGGACCATGGAAAATTATGTTTGGTATTTTTTGGGAAGTCAAAAAATACTCAACTTTTCTATAAATATCGGCATGTATAGAAAGAGACATATATCGAGGTTTTCTAGTTTGTTCTTAACTGATAATGGAGTAATATATTTTATGTATTTTATACATAACGCTTGATAGTGTTATGTATAAATTTTTAGTGAAACCAATGGAGCGTCTTACGCGACACTCTGTAGGCTCTGCGTGTAAGGATTCTGTTTGAACGCGGTGAGAAT